CCTGCTGCATTCTCTCGATGGATCCCACCGCTCCTTCGATCTGAACCCCATACCTGGACAGGGCATTGGTTGAGCTGCCCACGCTCTTAGCCACCAGGTCAGCCGCGCTCTTGAGGTCCATCTCTTTGGCTGCCGCCAGGTCCAGGGTGGCCTTGGTGAGCTTGTCCAGCATCTCACCCTCGATGCGGTAGTTGGTAAAGATACGCTGGGCGTTCATGATCTCTTCGTCGCCGAAGGTGGTGAGCTGCTGAAGGCTGGAGGCGTAGTTGAGGTTGTGCTTCATGGCCGCCTCGGTGTAGATGTTCTTTTCTTTCATGGCGGCCGCCAGCATGCGTTCCATTTTGTCCTGCTGGGCGTAGGCGTCGAGAAGTGACTTCATGCCCAGCACAACCCCGCTACCGATGACGGCGGCAAAGCCTGCCTGAAGGGAACGGCCTATGGCCATGGTGTCTTTCTCGAAGGTCTTCAGGCTGCCCTTGGCGCGCTTCAGTCCAGCGTCAAAGTCGGTCTTCTTGAGCCCGAGCTTTACATAGGCGTCGTTATCTGCCACGCTTCTTCCTCACGTTCCGCTTGAGAGTGTCCCTGGTCCGCCTGTTCTCCGCATCATCCGATTTCACCTTGTAATACATGATCCATTCCGTGATCTGCGCCGAGCTCACGGAGGCAAGGAACGCATCCACGTCCGGCCTGCGGAATTTCTCCGCGAGCCGGAGCATGATCATTCGCTCGGTGCCTCCGAACCTGAGTTTTTTTCAGCCCTCCCCTCGGGCTCCTTGCCGATGCCTGACAGGTCCAGGACGCGGACGGCAAGGGGAAAGAACACGGAGACATTCTTTCCTGACATCTCCCTGATCTCACCCTCTATGGCGTCATCGGCCAGGTTGAACACGGGGCCGCCGCCAGGCTCATATGCGCCGAGAATGAACGCGGTGGCATGGTACCTGAGGATGTCAACCTGCTGGCCCTCCTCGGGCTTGACCAGGGCAAAGAAGCGCTGACGATCGAGTCCGGAGAATTCCCGGAGCTCGATCTTAGTGCCCCACTCCGACACCTCGACGGGCACGCGCTTGAGGTCGGCCGCTGACAATATGCTGTCTCGCAATGACATGCAGCCTCCTTATGTGGTCGCCCTGCTCAGGTCTCCGGATCCCTCGATGGTGATGCTCGTGGTGATGAGCTGGCCCACGGAAGCTCCCAAGGGCGGATAGCTGGCCAGGACACCATTGCCGGAGAATGACGGGTTGCTCGATCCGGTAACGCTGCCGTTCGGTTTTATGACCACCGCGAACTCGGCAGCGCCCACAAGATCAAACAGTGTGTCATCCACCGCGCTCGTCGCGAAGTCCTGGTTCAGCTCGATGCTGAGGCTCCAGTCCGTCAGGCCGGCTATCTTCTCCTTGGAGTTGGTGGTTCCTGCCGTCTTGTCGAGGATCTCGGCACCGTAGTTGATGGTGACCTGCCTCACGTAATCGCTCAGGTCCACGCTGTTGACCAGCAGGTACGGGTCTTTGTAAACAAGCTCTGCCATGGCTTATCTCCTTTGTTTCATCTGATGCCGAGCATGACTGCGATAAGGATGCTCGGGTCTGTGCCTGATATCTCCCAGCTTACCCTCCACCAGGTGTCCGTGATCGCTCCATCCACGGTGAGCCACTGGGCCCCGATGGCCGTGGCCGCGGTAAATGCGAACCGCTCGGTTTCGCCGCCCGTCCACACGTTCTCGTCGTTGGAATCGATGGTTACCGTCACGGTCGGGGTGGCGGTACCGCTGATGCTCAATACATGCAGGGAGGCATGGATCTTCTGGGTTGCGCTGACCGCTGCGAGCTGCCTGGCTGTCCCGGTTCCCGTTGCCGTTTTGGCAGCGTTCTCCATGATGATTCCGCGCACCAGGTCGCCCATGCCGTATGCCGCGAAGTTGAACCCCACCAGTTCACCGATCTGAGCCCCGGGAACATACTCGCCGTCCACCGCCTTGAGCATGTACGCCAGTGATCCTATGGCGCCCGATGAGGGGCTAATCGTGAATATCTGATCATCGACGGTCAGGCCGTTGAACAGAACGGCATCGAGGTCCGCGGCGGACCAGAACCCACCGCCCGAGATCTCCGCATCACACAGCCCGGCGATCTTCCGCCTGGAGGTCACATTGAGCGGGGTCTTGTCCTTGATGTCGGCTCCGTAGGCGAGCGAGATCTCATTGTGCTTTCCGCTGAGGTCATAGCCTCCGTGGAATATCTGACAGTTGAGCAATACTTGTTCGGCCATGTTACGCCTCCCACCTGTTGGTGATGTAGTTTACGGCCAGGACCAGCTTGACCGCGCCGATCCGCTTGCCGTCCTGGACCACCTCCGTGCTCTCTTCGCTCAGCGGCTCCGAGTAAGTTACATGCCTGTTGTCCGCGTCGGGGGTGCCGAGGCCCCATGCGCTGTCCGTTCCGATGGCAGCCATGAGATCGGCTATGGCCCCGCGCATCTGGGTCGGCACATCGCCCTGGTCGCCCTTGACCATGGCAAGGATCTCGACCTGGAGGCGGTGGAGCGTCCTGGTTCCGCTGCCCTCGGTCATGGTGTCGCCCGTGTCCCTCACATCCAGCCCCGGCACGTCTATGTCCTGCCATGGGGCAGACCGCCACTCGGTGACCTTTCTCCCGATATCCGTGTTGTAGTCGGAGGCCACGCGGATGAGAGCCAGGCGCGTCTTGATCGCGGCCACTATCAGCTGTCTCATCGGGGTGCTCATACCGTCACTCTCCAGCGGTATTCCGGCTCAGCTCGAGCCGTGACATGCCGAGACCATCGGGCAGGATCGCCAGGACCTCATACTCGGTCCCGTCGATCTCCAGGACATCTCCATGAGTAGTGCCGGTGATGTCTGAGGTTGCAGCCTGGGCGGAAGGGATGGTCATCTCGATCTCTCCGGTCGCCGCGTTTTCCACCTGTGTGGGCTCATCGAAGATGACACTGATTGTGGTGGACGAGTATCCGGCGCGCTTGAGTGTGGCAGAGACGGCGAAGCCTCCTGAGGTATCAAGGTACACATCGCCGATGTCATCAAGGATGTCATCCTGGAGGCTCATCTGTTCCCACTCCTGGAGAGCTGGTAACCAATCTCGTGCCTGATAACCGCCGGGCCCTTGGTTCTCACGAGCTGCTTGATGGTCCTGATGGATGCGGCCTTGAACATGCCGGACACACCGATGGAGTGCATCTCCTTGATGGGCAGGGTGCGTTTGGTGGTCCGCTCGAACACCCCTACATGTCCGCTGGCCATGCGTGCCACGAACGCGTGCTCGAGCCTGGTCCTAGCCCCTGCCCTTTTGACCTTCACCGTGGTCCGCTTGCGGCCGGGGTACTGCCTCATGGACGATGCCTGCTTTGCTGTTTTGGCATGCCCGTGTCTCTCTATCCCCCTCTGACTGATGGGAGCAGTGGGGCGGGCACCGAACTTAAAGAGGGGGAATGAGCGTCCGCTAGCATGGATGGTAGCATGGGTGCTGCCGTTGAGCCTGATGGCCGCGACGCTGGCCTTAGTGACGCTGACGCCTTTCTTTGCATCACCGGTCTTGATGTTGTACTGCTGGGTTATGGCCCTCACGCCCTGGGTCAAGCCCTGGGCTGCGAGCTTGTTCAGGCCCGACACCACGCCCTTCTGGACCGCCTTGTCCATCATGTCCAGCTTGGCGAAGGCTTTGTCGATGTCTTCAAGGGCCAGGTCGAATCGCATGGGGGCTCCTGGCTATTACTTCTTGGCCTTCTTCTTGATCTCAACGGGATTCGCCTGTTTTGCAGCCGCTGGGATCGTGATGTCCTCGAAGGCAACAGCGAGGGCCTTGGTGATGGTGATATCGGCCTCGATGACCTCCCCGGCCTTGAACCCAACGCCGGCAGAAAGGACCTCGTAGCGTCCCCGGCTCTCTCCCTTGGCCGCTTCAATCTCCTTGAGAGCGTATGCCCGAGCCTTCGCCTGTTCTGCCGTGAGACCGAGTATGCCATCGCGGATGGTAACGAACTCTTTTATCCTGTACGATCTCATATAGCTTCCTCCTGGAAACGGAGGGGGCCAGCCGACCCCCTCCACCTGATCTTGTCTTTGGCCTGCTTTTGTGTCTTCAGGCTTAGGTCATGGTCACCAGGCAGGCATGCTGCCAGTAACCGTATCCCACGTTCCTGGTGGCCGAGACGCCGTAGTGATGCTTCTTCTCGTTGAACTCGAGCTCGGATCCCTCGGCGATTGCCTCGATGGATACCGGGACTTCCTCCTGGCGGATGAACGGTTTCACGTTGCCGTCGGTGCGGAATACCGCAAACTTGGTGGTCCAGGTGAGCCTGGGGTTCGCCACAGGCTTGATGCTGAAATCTGCAGTGACGATGGTGTTTGTCTTGCCCGAGGTGAGCACCGGGTTCGTGACCGCTGCCAGAGCGGCAGGCATGAGAGACAACGGTGTCATGACAAGGAAGCTGTTTGCCCCTTCGTTGAGCGGCTCGCCCTGGTCGTCCTTGAACCCGAGGATCGCGGCGATGGCCTGGAGGATGCACTGCTCCATCTCTTCAGGAGACGGTGCAGTCGTGCTGCCGTGCTGGTTACAGGCAAGCGCCGAGATGTCGATGGACAGATCGTTGCTCTGGGTTCCGCTGGATCCCTCGCTGTGATCGGTGTCGAAATAATACTGGCCGTCATAACAGGCCGCTGCTTCGCCTGCGATGATGAGCGTGGACAGGAGAGATGCCCAGTGTGAGTTGGTGCGGTCCGCGAGCTCGCGGACTCTCACCAGGACCTGGCCGGTCTTGTCGCGCCGGAGCTCCTTGGTGAGCACCTCCATGGTCGCCTCGTAGTCCTTGTTGACGATTGTGATTCCATTCTCGCGGAAGCCCTTGGCGTTACGGCCGCCGATCCACTCCCTCATTGCCGGAGACATGCCGAGCCATTTGTATGTCTCGCTCTCCTGGTCGCTCTGAAAAAGCATGGAGACCGCGTCGATCCATGCCGAACCGGGGTTGGCCTGGAGCCTCGCGAAGAATTCGCCGATTATTGCCCTGCTGGAAAGCGTGAGTGCTCCCATTGCGTATTACCTCCTTTCCTTTACTGCCCCATCCTGCGGAGGATGGCGTTGATCTTGGCCACGAGGCTGGCGATCTGGTTGGCCAGTGTCGCCTCGGTGTATGAGCTGGGCACTTCTGCGATGGTGTCGCTTGCCGTGCCGCCGGAGTTGTCGGTCAACTCCGTGATGATCCCGCTGTTGGCATCGAATGCTATGATGCCGTAGCCTGTCGAGATCCAGCGGTACACGTACCCGATCCTGGTGTTTGTGCTCTGGGTGAGCGTGAACGTGTTGTCATCGCTGGCAAACACATCCTTACCCACGTCGGTGATGGCCAGGGACGAGATGGCCAGTTTGATCTTGCCCTTGCTGATCACGCGGACATTGATGTCGCCCGCGCTTCCACTGGAGTTGTCGGCCTTCCTCTCGGCGAATCCCCTGAAGGGGTCTCCGGCCACCAGGGGCCTTGCGTATCCTGAGGCGTTGTCGCCGACCGCGGCGCCCTCATAGATGATGTCGGACGCGATCACCGGGAGCTCATTGATATCGCCGAGCTCGTAATCGCGGGGGGTATCTACTGTCAACGTAGCCATGTCTTACACTCCTTTCGTTTGGTCTGTGATCCTTACTTCCTGAGGATCCGGCACTGCCCCTCTTCGGTCGCCTTCATGTAGGCCAGGTATGCCGCATAGCTGTTG